ATTTTTAAACTATTATTATTACACCTAACCACTTGGTTAAAAATAAAATTTATTTTAACTCTTTAGTAAAGAATTGAAAAAGAGTACTAAAATTAAAAAAACAAAATTATGAATGAATTAGATATATTAAAAAAAGAAAAAGAATTAAGAGAAAAAAGATTTGAAACTGAATCTTTAAAAAATAATCTTATTATGCAATTAAATACTAAATTTAGTACACATGGTGAAGATTATTTAAAAAAATTAGGAGACTTTAATAAAAATTATGCAAGAACAAATAAATAAATTAGAACAATTTCACAAATCATTTAATTGTGTATTTAATACTAAACCTGAATTAATAGATACTAAAGATTATATACTAAGATATAAATTATTGGAAGAAGAAAATAATGAATATTTAGAAGCATGTAGAAATAATGATAAAGTAGAAATATTAGATGCTTTAACAGACCAATTATATATAGTTTTAGGAACTATTGTATCACATGGTATGCAAAATATTATTAAACAAGCTTTTGATGAAGTACATAATTCTAATATGTCTAAATTAGATGATGATGGTAAACCTATTATCAATGATGGAATAATAAATCCTTCAAAACCAATAGGTAAAGTATTAAAATCACATAATTTCTTTGAACCTAATTTAAAACAATTTATTTAATGAAAATTAAAAAAATATATCAAGATTACATTAATGAAAAAGAATATTGGGGAAAAGCTAAATTACTTGAATTAAAAGAAGATTTAAGTGATACTGCTACATTTATTCTTAAAGATTATACAGTTGTTAAGGAACAAGATGTATGGGGAAATTGGCATAAAATACATAAACCTATACCATTAACTCAATTAAAGATTTATTCAAGTAGAAAATATTTAGTTGAATTTATAGAATCTGATGTATTTCCTATTGGATTTAGAAAAATAGTTAATCTTAGATACTTATATAAAGTTGGATATTTTGATGAACCAATTCCTGAAGAAGAAGATTTACCTGAAATGGTAGAAGTTGAAGTAGAAGATGGTGATGAGATTAAGTACTACAAAAAGATAGATAAATTTATAGAGTTTGATGGAATTGAATGTTTCTAATTATTATTTTATAGGTAATAAATCATTAATTAATGATATAAATACTTCTACAGTTGAAGAATGCCTAGATTATTTTAAAGATATAGAAGAAATAGGTATAGATACTGAAACTGAAGGTAAAGACCCACATAATAAAAAAATATTAAGTTTACAATTAGGCACATTTAATAGACAGTATTTTATTGATACAAGATATGTAAATATTTTACAGTTTAAGCAACTATTAGAAACTAAAAAAGTTATAATTCATAATGCAAAATTTGATTATAAATTTTTAAAAAAAGCAGGTATTGTAGTAGAAAATATTTATGATACTATGTTAGCTGAATGTGTTTTATATTGTGGTTATGAAAAATATGGTTATGGACTAGCAGCTTTATGTAAAAGATATTTAAATATTGATTTAGATAAATCTACTAGAGGTGAATTTAGTAAAATAAAAGATGGATTAGAATTTACTTATAAACAAATTGAATATGCTTGTAAAGATGTTGAATATTTATTTAGGATAAAAGAATTACAACAAATAAGAGCACAAAAGTTTAATTTAAATTATTGTATTGAATTAGAAAATAATGTAGTAAAGGCGTTAGCTGATATTGAATTAAATGGAATGTATTTAAATGCTGCTAAATGGAAAGAAAATACTACTAATTTTAAATTAGAATTAGATGGTATTGAGAAGCAATTAGATGCTATTATTGAAGGTGATTCTAAATTAGTTAAATTTGTTCCTAAAGGTATTCAAGGTAATTTATTTGGCTTTGAAGAAAGAAAGTTAAATATAAATTATTCTTCTCCAACTCAAATTCAAAAAATATGTAAAACTTTAGGATTTGATATAGATTCTACTAATGATAGAGAGTTACAAAAATTAGCTAACAAGCATAGATTTTTTTCAGTTTTACAAGAATATAGAGAAAAGGCTAAAATAGTATCTACTTATGGAGAAGGATTTTTAGATTACATTAATAAGACTACAGGAAGAGTTCACACTTCATTTTGGCAAGTATTAAGTACTGGAAGAGTTTCTTCTGGTAGTAAAGATGATAATGCTCCTAATTTACAAAATATTCCTGCTTCTAATACATTTAGGAATTGTTTTGAAGCTAGACCAGGATTTCTATGGGTATCTATAGATTTTAGCGGTCAAGAATTAAATTTAATGGCTGATGGTTCTAATGAAGAAGGATTTATAGATGTGTTAAATAGAGGAGAAGATTTGCATTGTTATGCAGGTTCTATGATGTTTAAAAAAACTATTACTAAAGCTGATAAAGAATTACGAACTAAAGCTAAAACAATTAATTTTGGTAAACCTTATGGAATGGGTGCTCCTAAATTAGCTGATACTTTATCTATCTCTATAGAAGAAGCTGAAGAGTTATTTAGAGAATATGGTAAAGCTTTTCCTAAACTTAATAAGTGGCTAGATACTCAAGCTAAATTAGCTAAACAAATAGGTTATTCTGAAACATTTTATCCTTGTAAAAGAAAAAGATTTTATCCTGATTTAGAATCAGCTAAAAGTTTAAGAAGTCAATCTTCTAAGTATGTTAAAGGTTCTGAAGAATCAAGAAATTGTTGGAGAGAAATCTTTAAAATAGAGGGGCAAACTGAAAGAAATGGTATGAATATGCCAATACAAGGTTCTGGTGCTGATATTACTAAAGAAGCTTTAATTGGAGTTAGAGATTTAATTCTAAAATATAATGAACTATATAATTCAAAAGTATGTTATCTTATATGTACAGTACATGACCAAATAGATGTAGAAGTTAAAGAAGATTTAGCAGAAAAATTTGCTAAAGAAATGGAAGAAATAATGGTTAGTGCAGGTAATAAATATGTTACAAAAGTAAACATGAAAGTAGATACAACAATAACAAAATTTTGGCAGAAATAATTTATTAACAAAATAAAACAATAATTATGACAATAGCACAAATAATAATACTATCTATTACAATAATAATATTAGTTGGCATATTAATATCTTATCATGTAGATTTATATCATAAAAGAATGGATAGTTTAAATGAAATGAAATTTTTATTTGCACTACTTATGATTTTTTTTCTATCATTCATAAGTATTACTTCTGTAATTCACATTAATAAATTACACAAACAATTAAAATGTCCAGAATATGAAAGAGTTGAAAATATTTATAAACTAAAACAATAATTATGCAAACATTAATAACAATATTAATAATATTAGGATTAGGTATTTTAACTTTATGGTTTTTTACAGGATTTAGAATACATATTAAAGAGAATAAATACTTAGAAGAAAAAGATTATTATTTACAGTATTTCTCTCCTTTTACAAGAGAATTACATCAAATATTTTTATTTACTTTATGAAAAAACATAAATACAGTTTAAAGATTTATAATGGTAGAATAAAAGTATATGTAGATAATTCTGTAATGTTTAGTTTTAATCAATTAGATTTTTTATCATATTACTTTTTTAAAGATGATACAGATTTATATGGGCTAACAATACATTTTTTAAGAGAAAAAGCAGGTGCAGCAGAAATGGATATTTATTTTAAAACTAAAGAAACTTGGTTAGGTATTAACAAACTATTAGATAATAAGTTATGATACATAAAAAAAGAGATGATATTCAGAATGAAGCTATTAATGCTTGGTTTGATGCTGGAATGGTAGGTACTACTTTTCTTCATACAGGAATTGGTAAAATGTTTGTATTTATATTTGCTACTAAACATTTAAAAGTAAATAGTAATATTTTATTCTTAGCTGAAACTACTGTTAGAGAAAAAGATTTATATGAAAATATAGAGAAATTTAAACAGTTTTTTGGATATGATTTATTAGCTTATCACAAACTTACTTTTATGTGTTATCAATCAGCTTATAAACTTAAAGATACACATTGGGATATGGTATGTGGAGATGAAATTCAAGATGGACTATCGAATGAATATTCTAAATTCTTTTTTAATAATACTTATAAAACTATATTATGTCTTAGTGCTACATTAGATGAGAAAGCAGTAAGTTATATAGATGATTTAGGTAAAGAAGTTACTAAAGGTGAATTATTAGCTAAAATAGCTCCTGTATGTTATAGATATTCTATTAATCAAGCACAAGAAGATAATACTACAAGAAAACTAAATGTTTATGTTATTATGCACAGATTAGATGCAAGTGCTAAAACTATAGAAGCTGGTAGTAAATTAAAAAGATTTAAGACTACAGAAAAAGCTGCTTATGATTACTGGGATACTGAATTTAAGAAATCTTTATTTATGCCTGAAGCAATTAAAGAATTTAAAATTAGAACTTCTTCAGCAGCAAGAGCTAAAGTATTATATCAATTACCTTCTAAAATAGAAGCTTGTAAAGAATTACTAAAACATTTAAATAAAACTTTATTATTTGGTAATGATTTAAAATCATTAGAAGCTGTTACTAAAAATGTAGTTAAAGGAAGTAATTCAGAAGAAAAGAATTTTAAAATATTAAAAGACTTTGCTGATGATAAAATTAATGATTTAGCTTCATTTAAACTTCTTAAACAAGGCATTAGTATAAATGGTTTAAAGAATATTATTATTCATTCTTATTACACTAAAGAGTTAGATTTTGTGCAAAGATTAGGTAGAGCTAGAATGGAAGAAAATAATAGTGAAGCTAATATATTTATATTTTGTACTATTGGAACAGTTGAGGAAAAATGGTTTAATAAAATGATAGAAAATATTAATCTCAATATAACCTATTGTAAAGATATAAATGATGTATTAAATAAAATTAAAAAGCAGTAAAAACAAAGTAAAATGGATATTAAACCAGAAGAAGATTTTGAAAGAGATTATTTTAGAGAATTATTTATGTTAGAGAATGAAAAATATGAAAAAGCTAAACTTGAAAGATTAGAGTATGAGTTTGATAAAAAAAGAATTGCGGTGAAAAAAGTAGAATTACAAGAATTAATAGAATGTTAACAATAATAAATGAATTAATTAAAAAGTATAATATTAATGCTGAACAGTTGTATATATTAGCACTCTTAAATGTAAATAAAAATGATTTAATAGCTTATGGTCCTAACATTAATTGTAGATATGAGCTTATGCAGAACTTACATAGAAGATTATTTGTTAGATTTATGAGTGCTGATATGGATAATTATGAAAGATTAGAATATATTGAATTTGCAGAGAAAGGATTAGTATTACAAACAGATTTAGATTTTCAACAATATTGTAGTATTGTAACTAACAATGATGGTGATATTGATGAATTAACTGATAAATTTAGAGATTTATTTCCTGATGGTGTGTCTAATCAATATGCTAAAAGATTTAAAGGTACTTTAAGTAAAGTAAAATCTAATTTAAGTAAATTTAAAAAAGAGTTTAACTATTCAGATGAAGTTATTCTTTTGGCTACAGAGAAAATGATAAGTACTATGGAAAGTAAAGGTAAGAAAGATTGGATTGCTCAAGCTCATTATTTTATTTATCATAAGGATAGAGGTTCAGAATTAGCTGAAGAATGTGAAGCAGTATTAAAAGGTGATGTAGCTTCATCTGATAGTTTTATACAACAAATTTAATATGGTACAAGAAAGGATTGAGGAATTAAAAAAACTTAAAGAAAATAAAGATGCTGGATTTGTTAATTGTATTCCTTTTTCTGATGCTTATCCTGTATTAAGTGAATATCATCCTGGAATTATTAAAGGATTGCAGTATATGGTTACAGCAAGCTCAGGTATAGGTAAAACTCAACTTATGAAACACATGTTTATACTTACACCTTATAGATTTGTTAAGAAAAATCTTCATTTAAAAATAAAGTTAAAGATTTTTGTCTTTGCATTGGAGGAAAGTAGAAATGAATTTATAGATAGTATAATATGTAGTGAGTTGTATAATCAATTTAATATTGAAATTGATACTTTAGAATTACAATCTTTATATGATAGAAGTCCTTCTAATGAAATATTTCAAAAGATAGATTCTATTAAAGGTGAGTTAGAAGATTTGTTTAAATATGTAGAAGTAATTGACTCAGTACATAATCCTACAGGTCTTTATAAATATTTAAGAAATTATTCTGAAGAAAATGGTAAGCATATATGGGTAGATAAACAATTCAAAAAAGTAAAAGCTTCTGGTGAAACAGAAATTACTACTGAAAAAGTTTATTCACATTATGAAGCTAATGACCCTAATGAATTTGTAATAGCTATTACAGATAATTTAAACATATTAGCAGAAGAAAAAGATAAGTTAACAGGATTAATGTTAACTAAGCATCAAACTATCTCTAAATGGAGTTTAGATTACTGTAGAAAGCAAATTACTAAACATTGGAATTATACTGTAGTTAATGTACAACAACAAGCTGCTGAATCAGAGAAACAACAATTTACTAATACAGGAGCTTCTGTTGAAAAGAAAGTTGAACCCTCTCTTGATGGATTGGCTGATAATAAATTAACTCAGAGAGATGCTTTTGTAATATTTGGATTATTTGCACCTATAAGATATGAATTTCCTAAACATTTAGGATATGATATTTCTAAATTAAAAGATAATTATAGGTGTTTAATTATTTTAAAGAATAGAGTAGGTAAAACTAATTTAAGAAAAGGTATGTATTTTAATGGTAAGAATTTTACATTTAAAGAATTACCATTACCAACTATTAATAATCTGCCTAATCCAGCATTAAATGAATATTACAAATAAAAAGAAAAGAAATTAAAAAAATTAAATGACAGAAACATTGATTAAATTGCCTACAGAAAAAGTTAAAGCTGATTTTTTATCTCCTAGAAAACTAATGATATTTAGTAAACCTAAAGTAGGTAAAACTAAATTAGCAGCAGAACTAAAAAATAGTCTTATTATTGATTTTGAAAGAGGTACAGGGTTTTTAGATGCAGTTAAGTATGATATACTTAGTGAAGCAGAAAAGAATGGTAGAACTCCTTTAATTGAAATTAGGGAATTATGTAAAACTATTAGGGAAGCAGGTAAGCCTTATAAATATGGTATTGTAGATACTATTACTGCACTAGAAGATATTGTGCTGCCTTTGGCATTAAAAATGTATAAAGATACACCAATTGGTAAAAACTTTGAAGGTATAAATGTACTAACTTTACCTCAAGGAGCAGGATATTTATATCTTAGAGAAGCTTTTCAAAAAGTTTTAAATGATATTTATAATAGTTTTGAAAGAGTAATTCTTTTAGGACATTTTAAAGGTAAATCCCTTGAGAAAAATGGTACTTCTGTAGATTCTGCTGATGTTGACTTAACAGGAAAATTAAAGAATATTATATCTTCAGATGTAGATGCTATAGGAATGTTATATAGAAGTAAAAATAATCAAAATATTTTAACTTTTAAAACCTCCAATGATGTAATATGTGGTGCAAGACCAGAGCATTTAAAAATGCAAGAAATTATTATGTCAGAAGAAATAGATGGTAAAATTTTAACCCATTGGGATAAAGTATTTATAGATTAGTAGATATAGTAAAATTATTATTTTTCTATTTTTTAAATTATTTTGTGTAGTTTTACATAAAATAAAAAAAATGGAATTACAATATCCTTGGGAAAATATAGAAAATATTTTTTATAATTTAACTTTATCTAAGCAAGCAGAAATGCCTAAAGTTTCTTGTGTTTATGTGATAATCAATATGATTAATAATAAGTTTTATATAGGTTCAGCTAAAAGATTTAATAAACGTATAGTTAAACATAAAACTGAATTAAGAAATAATAAACACCATAATAACTATTTACAAAATGCTGTTAATAAATATGGAGTTGAAAATTTTAAAGTATTTATTTTAGAAGTAACTAATGATTATTTAAGTCAAGAAGATTATTATATAAAGAAATATAAAGCAAGAGAATTAGGATATAATTTAGGATTAGTTGAAACATCTATTGAAATAAATTCAAAACCTGTAATTCAATTAGATTTAAATGGAAATTTTATAAATGAATTTTCTTCTGTTTCTAAAGCTTGTGAATTTTTAGGTACAGATAATACAACAAATATTTCAAGTGTTTGTGTAGGAAAAGCATTATCTTATAAAAATTATATTTGGGTACATAAATCTGATTATTTAATAAACAAAAATTATCAATATAAACATTCTACAAATAAATTTATTATAAAGTATGATTTAAATAATATTGTAATTAAGTTTTATAAATCACTTAGAGAAATGTCAAAAGAAGAAAAAATATCAAGAGTATTTATTACAAAATTATTTAAAAAACAAAATAAAATAACTTTAAATAATTATGTTTATGAATTACAATAAAGAAAGATGGTAAAGTTATTACTCATTGGGGTAATATATTTTTAGATTTGAAAAAGTAAAATGATGAAAATAAATATTGATTTTAAAGAAGAACCTTCTTATTTATCTAAAGTTTCTTATACATTAGAATGTTATAAAATATCAGATGATTATTATCATGTAGAAGTTTGGAATGTAAAAGAAAATTATCACTCATTGTTACCTTTACAAGATGAATTTTTAAGAAGAGAAGAAGAAATTAAAAATAATATACATGTTGAAGAAAATACTAAATATTTGAGTTTATTTTCTTCTTTTAGGAAAGGACAAAAAAGATACAGATATAATAAAGAAGAATTTTTCAATAAATTTAATATAGTACAAAAACAAAAAAAGACAATTTAAACACAAAAACAATGTTAAACACAAAACAATTTGATGGTAAAGAAGAAGTAAAAGTAAGTAAATATTTAACTACTATTGGTAAATATCAACTTAAAATTAATTCAGTAGAAGCAAAAGTATCTAAAGCTGGTGATTCAGCAGATTTTATCTTTCATGTAGAAACTCCAACAGTTACTACAGTAGGATTTGTAGCAGATGATACTGCAACTAATGGTGGAGTAGTAGGTAAAGTATCTTATGGTACTTATGTAAAAACTGATACTCAATTTGATGAATTATCTAAATTCTTAGCTATACTTGCTACAAAAGCAGGAGTTAAAGCTCAATTAGATACAAATTTAGAAGGTAAATCTACATTTGCAGAAATAGCTGAAGCATTAACTGAAACTTTTAACTCTGCACCTTTTGTATGGACAAGAGTAACAGGTGAAAAATATGAATATGTAAAAGATGGTGAACCTAAAACAGGTACTAAACTTAAATTTAGTAGATATGGTACATTTGCTACATTAGAAGAAGGTGAAGGACATTTAAAACCTTTAGACCCAACTAATGTATATGATTTAAAACCAGCACCTACTGAAAATACTAATTCAGCAGTAGTAACACAAGCAGATTATTAATTATCATTAACAATTAATTTGAGAGGAGTAGTAGCAATATTACTCCTCTTTTTTATTTAATAAAAGATTTACAAAGTATCAATAAATGTTAAATACACAAAAATATAATGGATTAGAAATAAGTAAAGAAAATATATTATCTATAGTATCTGAAGAAGATATATTTGCTCATTATATTAGTGGATTACCATTAAACAGCAATATATTATCACCTTTAAGAAATGATAAAAATCCAAACTTTAGATTATATTATAATCTTTATGGAAATATTAGATATAATGATTTTGGATATACTAAAGGTAGTTGTTTTGATTTTGTAATGAATTATTATAATGTAGATTTCTTTAGTTCTTTAAAGAAGATAAATGAAGATTTAAAATTAGGATTGAATGGTAGCTGCAAAATTGAGTATTCAAGATTAAAAATTGAAAGACCTCAATATCAAAAAAAAGAAATTTTACTTCAAGCAATTGAAAGAAAAAATCCTGATTTATCTTATTGGAAAGAAAGAGGTGTATATGAAAAAGTTATTGTAGCTAATTCTATACATTTAAATAAAGTACCTATTTGGTATTATACTGAAGCCAATCCTATATTTGTGTATTATTTTTCTAAATCTAATCATATAAAAGCTTATAGACCATTTGAAAAGAATAAAAAAGTAAAATGGATAAGTAATTGTGATACTTATGATGTATTTGGTTGGGAAGATTTTATTAAACATGATAAAGTAAATAATCTTATTATTACTAAAGCAGGAAAAGACCAATTAATATTAAAAGGTTTAGGTTATATTAGTATAGCACCACAAGCAGAAGGTAATTCATTTCCAGAAGAATATATTAAAATAATAAAATCTAAAGTAGATAACATTTGGATAAATATGGATAATGATGAAGCTGGTATAAAAGCTACACATAAATATTGTGAAATGTTAGATACAGATTTAGTATTTAATACACATGAAAAAGATGTAGATGAAAGCTACATAAATGATAAAGAAAAATTAATTAAACAATTAAAAATAATAGAATAATGGAAACAAAACAAAAATTACCAGTAAAATTTAAAGAAAAATGGGTTGCTGCTTTAAGAAGTGGTAAATATAAACAAGGAGAAAGTTATTTATATAATGCTGATAATAATAGTTGGTGTTGTATTGGAGTTGCTGCTAATGTTTGTGGTATAGGTAAAGATAAATTAGATGAAGGGGGTTATGTAGAAAACTCTAGCTACAAATTAATGGAAGCTGTGAAAAGTGGTAAAAAGTATCCAACTATGTTAATAGGTAGTGGGAGTGAAAATGCACTTGTAAATAAATTAGCAGGTTTTAATGATGGTTTTGACAATTCAAAACCTAAATCTTTTAAATGGATTGCAAATTATATTGAAAAGTGGCTTTAAGTAATTAAATTAAAAACAAAATGGGAATTACAAAAACACAAATTAAAAAATGGAATGATTATTTTAAACCATGAACCCAGAAATATTAAAAGATAGAATACATAATTCTTGGTTAAATATTTTATCACCTTTTATTATATCTGATTTAGATAAAATAATTCAAACACTTAAAGAAGAAGCTAAAACATTTGATATAACTCCTAAATCAATAGATTTATGGAAAGCATTTAGTTATGATTTTAATCAAGTTAAAGTAGTTATATGTGGTTTAGACCCATATCCAACTAAATTTATAGCTGATGGTTTAGCTTTTTCTTCAAGGATTGATACAGAACCTAAATCTTTAAAGATAATATATGATGCTATAGAAGAGCAATTTTATCAAGGATTTAATCTAAATATGGCTAGAAGAGTCAATTTAGATTTTTTAGCTGAACAAGGTATTCTATTAACTAATTGTGCTTTAACGTGCAGAGTAAATAATGCAGGAAGTCATTTAGAATTATGGAAACCTTTTACAGAATTTTTATTTAAAACACTTAATGAAAGAAAACTAAATGTAGTTTATCTTTTATTAGGTAAAGAAGCACATTCTTATAAACAATTTATTGATACCAAATTAAATACTGTAATATGTATTTCTCATCCTGCATCAGCAGCATACAGAGGAAATAAATGGGAACATAAAAATTGTTTTATAGATGTAAACAAAGAATTAAAAGAATATGGATATGAACCTATTAAATGGGATTATTCAGAAATAAATAAATTATGATATTAGAAAATACAAAAGACAATCAAATATTATCTACTTCTCAAGGAGATAAAATGACTGTTGATACAGAAGATATACAATATTTATTTGACTTATTATCTACTAATTTATATTCAGATATTTATGGTTCTATTGTAAGAGAATATACAAGTAATGCTTGGGATTCTCATATAGAAGCTGGTATTAAAGATGCTATTATAGTAGGTTTTGATACAGATACTGATTTAGGTACTTATTTCTTTGTAAAAGATTTTGGAGTAGGATTAAGTGAAAGTAGAGTAGATAGTATATTTAAAAAGTGGGGTAAATCTACTAAAAGAGAAAGTAATAATCAGATTGGGGCATTTGGTTTAGGTTCTAAAAGTGCTTTAGCTTACACAGATTCATTTTACATAGAGAATAGATATAATGGTAAGCAAACATTATACATGATGTCTAAAGGTGAAACAGGTACTATGTTTAGTGAATTATATAGTAAAGACACAGAAGAAAGAAATGGTGTAACTATAAAAATATTTTTAAAACATTATCGTGATAAATCTTCTTTTAGTTCTGCTATAGAACAGCAATTATCATATTTTGAGAATGTATATTTTCAAGGTTGTGTAAAAAATGATTATAAAATATATCAAGGAAATAAATTTGCTTATTCTGAATTATGTTATTATGGTGAGATGAAATTATTATTAGGAAAAGTAACTTATCCTATTGATTGGAAGTTATTAGGAATAGATAGAATTAGTTCACCTTTAGCTGTTAAATTTGATATAGGAGAATTACCTGTTGTTCCTAGCAGAGAAAACATTAAATATACTTTAACAGCTAAACAATTAATTTTAGAAAGAATAAAAGAAGTAGCTAAAGAATTAAGTGAGAAATATAATACTACTATTACTAAGATGAATGATATAGAAGATTATTTTACAGCTAAAAATGGTAATTATTATTTTAATTTTGGAAATACTACTACTAATATAAATTGGGTTAAGAAATATTTTGCTTTAAATGAGCCTATTTTTGAACCTTTGATTAATTTGAATATAGATAAAATTACTAGGTCTAATTTATTTCAAAGAGTTAGTGCTTTAGGTAAAATAACTAACTCAATGTTAAGAAAAGGTAGTGATTTTTCTTTTAGAAATTTATATACAGATGAAAAAATTATATTAAGAATTGATGATTTAAATAAAATTAGTCCTAAAATTACTAAATATATTCAATCTTTAAATCCTAATAGACAAATATTTATAGTAACTAAAAAGAATAGTACTGCTTATTTATTTCCTAAAAGAAGTTTACATGAAGATAATTTAGCTTTAACTACTATGTTGTCTTTAAAAAAAGTATCTAAAGCTAATTGGAGAAGTCAAATTAAACAATTTCAAGATTGGGAAGATACTATTTATAATAAATTAGTTGCTTATGAATCTTTTATTCCTACAAAAGAATTTTTAGAAGGACAAAAGAAAATTAAACAAAAGACTATTAATTATCATGAATTAAGAAAGAATGAAAATAAAATTCTTATTAAGAAAGGTAGATTATCTGAAAAAGGTAGTGGAATAGTATATGATAATCATGATATAAAAGTTAATGAATTAGGAAAAGAAAAAAAGATTGTGGTATATGGGCAAAATTCTGATAAAGATAATTTAAGTAAAATTTATTTTTTAAAGTCAAATAAAAATAAAATAGATTTAGTATTTACAAATAAACCTAATTTAGTTTATTTAAATTTATTGCCTAATTATATACACATAGATAAATTTATGGAAGGAAAAACTGAAATATTTAAAAGAACTGTTACTTCATTTATTTTAAGTGATTTAGAAGAAGAATATACTGATTTATTTAAAAATAAAAGTTTTATTAGTAAACTAAGTAAAGAAACAACAGATTTAATGACTCAATGTGAAGATTATATTGAAAAATATTATCCTACAAAATCAGGACATGGTTATGGTGGATTTTCACATGGTAATGAATTTTATCAATCTTTATTAGAAGTAGCAAGAGCAAATAAACTTTTAGATTTAGAACAAATAGCAGTATTTAATCAACTTAAACCTTTATTAGAAAAGTTTAAATTTATTCAGTATTTGAAAAGAGGTAGTGGTTATGATACTAAATATTTAGTAAGTGATGATTGTTTAGATTTTTCAATTCAATTTTGTAAAGTAAATAAAATTAAATTAAATAGTAATCTTTATATAAAAAATGAAAATTATGATAGTCTTGTTAACCATTATTTACATGCTTCTAAGGAAGAAATTGAAAAGATTATTAACATATCTAGTTATAAATTAGAATCTTATGTAAGAGATAGAAAAGAATATAAAGAAGAAATTGAAACTAAAATTAAGAATTATTTATTAACATTAAAAAATGAAGAAATATTAACATTATGCAACAAGATTATTTTGGAGAAGAACTCAGAAGTGGAGACACAGCAGTTAGAGTTATCTCTAGTAGATTAGAGCCTTGCTTAATATCAAGGGTAACAGATAAAGCTGTTTATATTATTACTAAAGAGTATTCATATAAAGAAGGAAAATGGGAAAGTTTTTGGAGAGAACAAAGAACTAGTCGTTATACTTTTATAAAAACAGATAAAGTTATTATATCAGAAGAGCAATATGACTTCTATAATAAATTAAAAGAGAATAAAAAAAATTAAACATGAAAAATGCGTTTTTAGTTAATGAAATGTTAACTATAGTATTAAATGATGGTACATTATGTACTAAATCTGGAATGACAAGTGAAGATTATTTTAGAATTATTGAAATGTCAGATGAAGACATTAAAAAAACAATGAGACCTAATCTTGCAAAAGAAGAAGAAAAAATTATTCAAAAGAAAAGATTATTTGCTAAATTAACTGATTTAGTTAGTACAAATTTATTTACTTTAAATAATGGTGTATTATATAGAATAGGTATTAACTTATCTGTTCCTGAGTTATTAGCTTCTGAATTTGTAAAAGCTTATGAGAATTATATAAATGATGATAATTTTGGAATTATTTTAGAAGATTATCCTGAATTTAAAAAATTAGATAATTTCTGGATGTGGTTAAGTTTAAATCCAAATGAAGAATCAAGAAATGATTTATTTAGATTCTTAGATAAACATCAATTAGCTATTACACCTGAAGGTATGATATTAGCTTATAGAAGAGTTTATACAGTTAGTGAAGTAAACAAAGCTGTTATAAGTTTTGTATCTAATCAATGGATTAAAGTAAAAACTATTTGGAAGAAAAAACCTTCTGACTATGAAGTATTTAAAAAAGATGGTGAATATTTTATTACATCTAAATCAGCAGATAAAGTTGATTATGATAGCCATGTAGGTAATTTAGATTCTTTATATAATAACTTAGAACAGTTTGGTGAATCTCAATTTACTGATGCTCATACAAGAAGTTTTAATTATAAAATTGGCGTAGAGAATAGAATGGAAAGACATCAAGGTAATCAATCTAATCAAGTATCTTGTAGTAAAGGGTTTCACTTAGCTTCTCCTGCTTATTCTTATAGTGGATTTGGTGATACTCCTGTGTTATGTGTATTTAATCCAAAAGATGCTTTAGCAGTACCTAATGGAGAAGATGGTAAACTAAGAGTATGTGCATTTACTATTGTAGCAGTATTAGAAGAAGAAGAAGATGGTAAATTTTTAGACCAAAGTTTAGATTTAAATGATGTTTTAGGACAACATTACCAAGAACAAATAGATGAATTACAAAAATTAGTTTTAAGTAATACAGCTTATGAATTAAAAATTAATAATATTTTATCAGGTGTAACAGAAGATACATTAGAAAATATTCTTGATAGAGCTAATGATGTAATTAATAATAGAACAATTAATGTTTAATTAAAAAAAAAAACAAACAGCATGAAAGTATTTATATATGATGAAAAAAGATTAAATGGACCATGTAATTTATGTACTCAAGGTGCTGAACATGTTATAGATGTAGAATTAAAAGGATATACTTTATATGTGGAAGAATATCCTTATGTACAAAGAGGTAAAAATACTGTTAAAGGTGATTTATTTGAAGTTTCTGATAAACTATTAGCAGAGTTAACTGTCTTCTATGAAGATAGAGGAATGGATGGTAAATTATGTTTTTATGATGGTAAATCTGCTATTATATTTACTAGTAATCATTCATTTCCAGAAGATGAATTAAAAGATGGAGATTATTTAAAGTATTTAGAAGATTTGTATAAATTTGAAGAGTTTAAAGCACAAGTAAATGACAGATAAAAAATACAAATGGTATAAAACACATGGTACTATTTATGATTCTTCTACAGATAAAGATATTTGTATAGTTTATGAACATCAAGGAAAAGAAACTTTAAAATTAGTAATGGATTCTTTAGAATATTTTCCTGAAGCTGTTGAGTTGTTAAAAGAAGGATTAGACCAATTACAAAGTTGGAAAAGAGATGATGAAGAAGATAGTTTTACAATGAAAAGAATAGAAGAGTTTTTAAAAGAAATAAATAATGGCTAATAGAAACAGAACCGCAGGTGGAAATTTTGAGAGAGCTATTGTTAACGAAATAAAAGCTTTAGGATTTGATGCAGTTACAAGTAGAGCTGAAAGTAGAAATATGGATGCTAGAAAAGTAGATGTATTTTCACCAGAAGGTTCTACTAATCCTTTACCTATTTATATTCAAACAAAGAATATGAAAGATAATTTTAAAGTAGCTGATTATTACAGAGAAAATAAACAATTCTTTCCTAAAGATAAACCATTAGTTATATTTCATAAGAAAACTAAAAAAGCTATTAGTAAGTTTATAACAGAAGGAGAATTTGTTTATATGGAAAAATCTACTTTATATTATTTACTTGAAAAATTAAAAAACATAAAATGAGAGCAATATTAAGAATAGTAACAAGTCCATTTTTATTATGTATGATGTTACTTTTTCATATTTACACAGGTTTTAAAAACACTTATTTATTTATTAGATATGGAGGTGAGTGGATAGGATATAGTAATATGGATAAACCAACAATAGCAAAAATATATTATAAAATGAAAGAAAATGAAAACAGCAATAATTGATTTAGATAGTGTTATCTTTTATGCTTTTCACCCAAATAAAGTATTAGATGATAATAAAGAACCTATTAAAGAAAATGGGAAGTTTGTATATGTGGAAAAGACAGAGGAAGAAATTAAAGCTTCATGTGATTATTTAATGCAGGATATATTATTATCATCTAATGCTACTTCTTATATAGGTTATATAAAGGGCAAGAATACTATTAGTGATAGATTAGCTGTTAATGCTGATTATAAATCAAATAGACCTACTCAAAAGCCTAAATTTTGGGATTTTACTAAACAATGTTTAATAGATAATTGGGGAGCTATAGAAGTTAATAATTTAGAAGTAGATGATGTTGTAAATATTACTAGATTAAAGTTAGAAAATTCTTTTATTTGTGCTATTGATGGGGATTTGCTGAAACTTGAAGGTACTCATTATAAATGGAATAAAAAAGAATGGGTAACTACTACTAAAGAAGAAGCTAATTATAAATTTTGGTCAGATATGATATGTGGACAAAATGGAGATTTTATAAAAGGACTTCCAGGAAAAGGTATTAAGTATGCTGATAAATTATTTGAAAAACTAAATTATAAAACTGATTTAGAATATGCAGAATTAATATTTTCAGCTTATTTAGTTCATTATGGTAATGTAGATATTGCTATTAAAGAGTATTATAAAAACTATATGTGTTTATATATTCTAAAAGAAAAAGAGGGATTTATTATCCCAGAGATAAAAGAATTTAAGAATGACAATACAAAAAGTCAATCAGAGGAAGAAACCACAACCAGAACTGATACTTACTAAAGGTGGTATATATTTACCTAGACCTAATAGAACTACTCAATGGTTTATTTGTATTAATTTAGATTTAATAGATAATCCTGTTATTGAAATTAGAGAAGCTGGTTTAATTAATTTGTATTTAGGAGACCATGAAAGAGAAATATTACATGATAATCATTTATATTATCTTTTTAATCCAACTAAGTTTACTAAACAATTTGATAAGTTTTGTTATTATTGTGAAACTTTACCATTATTTACAGAGTTATATGATGTAAGAACTTGTGATATGGGTAAAGTAATGATAGTAATGGAAATGCCAGATAAATACAAACAATTAAAAGGTCATTTTCTAAAAGGTGAGTATTCATTATTTCCAGAAGAATACATGAAAACTTATTATAATAGTCTAAAACAATTTGATATTTGGAGTAAATCTCCAGAATTAAGAAAAGAATTAGAACATAAATTAGATGTTAAATTAGATAAGACAGCAGAGTTAGAAGAAATTCCTAAATTACACGAAGAAATATTTAATTATAATAAAGAAATAAAATTATGACATTAATTGGAAGTACTGCAATTAAATATTGGTTTCCAGATTTCCCAAGAAATCCAAAAGATAAAGATTGGGCTGTTGAGACATTGGATGGGTTAAAATCTACTAGAGAAACTGAATATTTAATAAATCCTATAATAAGTAAATATGAGATATTAAGTCCTAGTGAGATATATACTCTAAAAATGTCTCACATGTCTTGGGATATTAATTGGAAAAAACATTTATTTGATATTCAATGGTTAAAAGAAAAAGGTTGTGTTGTAGATAAACCTTTATTTTATGAATTATATGAATATTGGAATACATTTCATGGAGCTAATAAAAGAAGTAACTTAAAAATGAATGCTTCACAATTTTTTGATAATGCTTTAAAATGTGAATATAATCATGATTGGTTACATACTTTAATTAAAGATGTTCCAACTTATAATAAAGTATTATTTGATAATGCAGAAGTAGAAGTTTCAGAAGATAAATTTAATGATTTATCTTTTGAAGAAAAATGTGATTTAGTACAAGAAGAAATTTATGTAATGGCTTGGGAAAGAATGCCTAATATGGATTATAGATTTTCTTATGAAATAATGATGAAGAAATTTATATTATCTCATGCTCCTATATGGGAACTTATTTTTATTCTTGATAATTATAAACATTTATACAAACCAAAAATTAATTTTAAAAAAACAATAGAAGATGGAATCAATAAGTCTAAAGACATTAAACGAATTATTAAAAAACAAAAGCAAGTATTTGCTTAATACAGAAAAAGGTTATCAAGGAGTTCCTAGTAATGATGAAGGAAATCAAGGAGAATATAATGAAACATTTAAGTTTTATAAACACCCAGAATTACCAGAAGGAGTATTTATGAAAGAAACTTATCAATCAAATAGTTATGGTTATGAAGAAAACTTAGTAGAATTAAAATTTGTACAAGGAAAAGCTAAAACAATTACAGTATATGAGCCAATTTGAAAAATTTCAAGAAAAATTTGATTCTAAGTATAAAAATATTTGGACTTTTATAGATGAACTTGAATATAAATCACCTTCTTACTTTGTAGATTAGTTGAAGATAAAGATGATATATCTTATGATTCTTATGGGAATGAAGATAGTACATTATGTAAAATAGTATTTTTTGAAGATTATGATATTTATGTAAAGTTTTTAGGAACAAGACAATCTTATAATGGTACAGAGTGGTATAGTATGGTAGAAGTAAAACCAATAACAAAAACAATAGAAACTTATGAATAAATTAACATTTGAACAAATAATAGAGAAATTAAAAACTATATTTGATAGTGTAGATGATTTTGCACATGAAGAACAGCCTTATGATTTTGAAAATTATCCTGAAGCTTTAGAAGCTCAAAAAGTTAGAAAAGAATTTAGGGATAAACATATTATAAATAATAAGTGGGAAGAAGGTAAAGTAGAAGAATATAATAATTTACCAAGTGAATATGATATTATAAGAAATCTTTGGAAAGAAAAAAATGGATTAAATTGGAAAGAAATAGAACAACAAGGTGGAGAAGATGAAGGTTCTAATTGGTATTCTATTAAATATTTTAAAGACCATGATATTTATATAAAAGTAAGTGGTTGGTATCAATCTCATCATGGTACAGATTTTAATGGTTGGGAAGATTGTAGAGAAGTAAAACCACAACAAAAAACTATTACAGTTTATGAATGAAATAAAAATACCACATCCTGATTTTGGTTATGTAATATTTACAGAACCTACACCAAGACAATTAGAAGTATTAAATGATTATTTAAAATGCAAGAAATTTGTAAAGATAAAATAGTAGAAGAAGTAAGACAAGATTTGTTAGAAAGAAGTAATAAAGGACAATTAAAATATAATGTTACTTTAGAAAGAACTGATTTAACACATAAACAATGGTTACAACATGCTTATGAAGAATGTTTGGATATGGCTAACTATTTAAAGAGAAGTATAATAGACTTACAAGATGTCTAAAAAAGATTTTGTTGCAGTTGCTGATGGATTAATAGAATTTATTAAATTACATGATTGTTCATTTAACATGATTGAAAGTTTAATAGATTCTCTTAGTCCTCATTTAAAATCAAGAGGAGAAACTTTTAATAAAGAAAAGTTTAAAGAGTATATACTTACTAAAGTATATTAAAAATAAAATATGATAACTGGTAGTATAACTGTTTATAAATATAAAATAGAAAGATATAGAAGACTTTATTCAAAATCAAAATGGTTTAATAATTCAAAATATTTTACAATAAAAGATGATGGAGAATGTTTAAAAATTAGAAAATGTGGACTTCAAATTCCTAGTTCTGCTTTAAAATTTTGTAGCCAATTTCTATTTATTTGTGATTTACCTTTAGGAAAATTTAATTTTGATGCTGATGAAAGTTCAGAAGATGAATTGGTTATATACTATAAAAACTAATAAAAAAAGAAAAGTAGAATAAAAAGAATAAATGATTAAAGGAAAACAATTATTATCAGAATTTAAGTTTTTTTCTGGTAATTATGCTAAATTTTTAAAAGATAAGCAGAGATATGAAACTTGGGAAGAAGCAGTAGAAAGAGTAATGAATATGCACAAAATTAAGTTTAAAAATAGACTTAATGAATTAACTCCTTATTTAGATGAAGTTCAAGATGCTTATAATAAAAAATTATTATTAGGTTCTCAAAGAGCTTTACAATTTGGATTTGCAGATGAAAAGCAAGGAATATTAAAACATAATTCTAAGATGTATAATTGTCTTAGTTCTTATGCTGATAGACCTGCTTTTTTTCAAGAAGCTATGTATTGGTTATTAAGTGGATGTGGTATTGGATTTAGAGTATTTCCTACAGATGTAGAAAAGTATCAAAATTTAGCTTATAGAGATTTAGGAGTTAAAACTTTTGTTATTGCTGACAGTATAGAAGGCTGGAGTGATGCTATGGGTGTATTAATATCTTCTTATTTATCTTTTGAATATAATGTACCTTTTCCAGAATATCAAGGTTATAGAATAGATTTTGATTATTCTCAAATAAGAAAAAAGGGGGCATTAATTAGTGGAGGATTTAAAGCTCCAGGACCAGATGGATTAAGAAATTCTATTCAAAAAATAGAAACTTTATTAGAAAATAGATTTAAAGATAATAATAGTGTATTAAGAACTATAGATGTTTATGATATAATAATGCACATGTCAGATGCAGTATTATCAGGTGGAGTTAGAAGGTCAGCTACAATATGTTTATTTCGTAAAGATGATGAGTTAATGTTAAAAGCTAAAACTGGTGATTGGTACACAACTAATCCTCAAAGAGCTAGGTCAAATAATTCAGTATTACTTTTAAGAAATGATACTACTAAACAAGAATTTGATAAATTATTTGAAAGTATAAAAGATTGGGGAGAACCTGGATTTATATGGACATATGATTATAATATTACATATAATCCCTGTGTTGAAATTGGCAAGTTTCCTCAAACAGAAAATGGTAGAAGTGGATGGCAAGGTTGTAATTTAACAGAACAAAATGGAGCTAAATGTAACACAGAAGAAGAATTTTATAAAGGTTGTAGAGCTTCTGCAATTATGGGGACTTTACAAGCTGCTTATACAGATTTTCCTTATGTAGATAAAACTAGTCCAGCAAAAGAAATATTTGAAAGAGAAGCTTTATTAGGCTGTTCTGTTACAGGTTTAACAGCTAATCCAGATATTTTATTTAATCCTGAAATATTAAATAAAGGTGCTGAAATACTTAAACAAGTAAATAAAGAAGTAGCTCAAATATTAGGTATTAGACAAGCTGCTAGAATAGGATGTATAAAACCTTCTGGTAATGCTTCAGTATTATTAGAAACTCCATCAGGTATTCATGGTGAACATTCTAAAAGATATTTTAGAAATGTACAAGTAAATAAAGATGAAGATTTAGGTAATTTCTTAAAAGAAAAAAATCCTTTAATGTTTGAAGAAAGTATTTGGTCAGCTAATAAAACAGATTATGTGGTATCTTTTCCTGTAGAAAATAATGATAACTATATATTTAAAGATGATTTATTAGGTGTAAAATTACTTGAAAAAGTTAAATTAGTCCAACAAACTTGGGTAGAAAATTCTACTAATATAGATTTATGTGTAAATTCTAATACAAGACATAATGTATCTAATACTATTAATGTTATTAATTGGAATGAAACAAGAGATTTTATTTATGAAAATAGAGAATGGTTTGCTGGAGTTTCATTATTAAATAACTCAGGAGATAAAGATTATAATCAAGCACCTTTTACTTCTGTTAAAGACTCACAAGAAATATTAAACACTTATGGACATGCTAGTATGTTTGCATCAGGTCTTATTGTAGATGGATTACATGCTTTTAATGATAATCTATGGCAAGCTTGTGAAGTAGTTATGTATAATACTCCATTTGAAGAAAATTCAAGTACAGTATTAAAGAAAGATTGGGTCAGAAGATTTAAAAAGTTTTCAGATAATTATTTTAATGGTGATTTAAAACAAACTTCTTATTTATTAAAAGATGTTTATTTATATCATAAATGGGTAAAAATAACTTCTAATTTATATGAAGTAAATTGGATTAATTCAGGAGTAAAACCTAAATATACAGAAATATCTACTACAGGAGCAATTGCATGTTCTGGTGGGAGCTGTGAAATAATATAAAATAATAAGAACTTCTGTGGTGGTAACATCAAGTATAATAGAAATAGGTTAGAACTGTAAATAGACGTATTTAAATCCTTACGAATAAAACTTACAGTACAGAAGTTCTTATTTTAATTTAAAAACTATGAAATATTCAGAAGCATTTGAAAGAGATTGGAATTGGTATTTAAAATATAAAGATGTATTTAATTTTGATGGTTTAAAAGATTATTATGATAAAAAAGGTAATCAAAGAGTTATATATTCTGAATTAGGTAAATCTGCTAAAGAATGTTTTTATCAATTTGATACTAATGGTAAAATTATATCTACTAATGAGCCAGATTTATTATATCAAATTATTAAATGTAAAGGTAGTTTAAATCTTAATATTAAAATGTGGGCAGAAGATTGGAGTAATTTATTATTTTTTAAATTTAATTTAGAAGAAATAAAACAAGAATTTGAATTATTAGATTGGCAAATAAAAGCTATTGAAAATCAGAGAGATAAAATATTAAGAAATAAAGTAAATGAAAAAATGTTATAAATGTGGAATTAACTATCCTTTGTTTATGTATCATAAAGATAGAAGAAAATTTCAATTAAAGTTTAATCAAGGTAAAGTATCTGCATGTAGATTTTGTGCTGCAAAAGAAGTTTGGACTGGTAGTATAATTAGATTTAATTTTACTACAAATAAATTTGAAATAATAAAAGTAAAACCCAATTGGATAAATTGGATAAAAGTATTTATAGGATGGAAATAAATGAAGTAGAATTAGCAAGTAAGCTTGCACATAATGGGATGTATGATGAAGTTACAAGTCCTTTATATGATAAAACTTTTGTAACAAATGAAGAAGAACTTTATGATATTGATAAAGAAGGTAATACTACATATAAAGAAGAATATCAAAGTATATTTGATAGACATTATGATTACTATTATGATATGATATTTGAATGTAAAATAGAGAAATTATGATAAATGAGTTAGATATTAAAAAAGAAAATAAAATTCTCAAATCTAAGATAAAAGTATTAGAAAAATATTTAAATGACAGTTTAAGTTATTTTGATAGTATTGATGATGAGGAACAAGAAAAATTTACTAAAAGAATATTAAAATACTCTAAGCAATTAGAAAAGTATAAAATATGATAATAAAACAACAAAAAACCAAGACACTCATAACACGAGATAATGATAGAAGTAGTGATGCTATTTCTCCTAATTTTGTGTATGGGTGTTTAGGTGGTTGTATGCAAAGTTATTGTTATGTTGCAAGATATAATCCTGATAAAGTATATTCTAATACTAATACTAATGATATTTTAAACAGTATAGATAATTGGTTAGAAGATAAACCTTTTCCTAAAATACCTAATCAAGTAGATGATATTTATTATTGTATAGATATTGGTTGTAGTACAGATGTACCTTTAATGTATAAATATTGTGATTGGCAAAAAGTATTTGATTATTTTAATGAAACTACTTTACATGATAATAGTTATAAAGCTAAATCTACATTTGCTACTAAATATCCTACTAAGTTTAGAGATTATGATTTAGTTAAACATAAACATAGGCTTAGAGTTAGTTTAATGCCACAATTATATTCAGATGTGTTAGAACCTAATACAGATAAAATAATTGATAGAATCAAAGCTATTAATCATTTAAAAGAAAAATTAGAAGTACATATTAACTTTAGTCCTGTAATAGTTCCAGATAAAGGTTGGAGAGAAGAGTATAGAAAGTTATTTAAATTAGTAAAAGATAATGCAGATGTATCTAATGTAGAATGTGAAGTGATATTTGCAACATATTCAGATACACAAAGAATAAGAAATACAAAAGAAGTAAATGTTTTATTAGTTAGACCAGAATTACAAGAATATAAAACTTCACAATATGGAGGTAATGTAATTAGGTATAAACATCAAGATAAAGCTAAAATGATTGAAATATTTAAAGAAATACTTAATAAAGAATTAGGTATTAATATTAGATATATATTTTAAAACAAAGAAATTATGACAACAGGACAATTTAATGAAAAATATAAAGATTATCTTGAAAAAGGTCATTATGGATTAGATTTTAATAATAAAGAATTTATATCTTGGTTAGATAATAAATTTCAAGAATTTATTAAACAACCAGGATTTAATTATTCTCAAATTAAAGTTAAATTTGGAATGGGTAGATTTTATTGTGAAGGTTTAGATAATAAATTAATTCAAGAAGTAGAAAATAAAATTACAGAAATTTGTAAACATGATGAAATATAAAAACAGAG